GAACAACTTAAAATACTAGCACGTAAATACAACATTGTATTAATGATATCCGACGCCGCTAAAAGCGTTGGTTCCGAATTGATCGTTGATGAAATGGTCGACAATGTTGCCAAATTATATTCTAGTACTTTTTCACCGATTTTCTTATGCAAGACTTTTGGTAACCCGGTTAGATTATGGGAATTCGCTGTAAATTTTGAGAAAATAGATAGATTTACACAACAATCATCAACAGAGATTTACTATCTATTGTCTAAATATTCATCAACAAAACAACACGATATTTATGATTTATATGATCGATATAAACAAGAAGAGACTATTCATAAATATAAATTTGATGAGAAACGTCTATCCAAGTTTGCTAATGCTTTCTTTAAGAACTTTGAAAGTGTTTATCCTGGATACAAAAAATTAGCATCTAATATTAAAAACTCATTTACATGTATAACTGGCTTTGCATCTGCTAGTAAAACCACGAAAACTGTCAACAAATTTAAAGAGTTAGAATTGAATAGTGGAATCAATTTCGTTTTTGTTTCACCTACTAAAGAGTTAGCCAATCACCATACTAGGCTTGGCATACAATCATATACTATGCATAATATTTTTAGCATTAATAAAGATCCACATTTTATTATAATAGATGAATTGTCTCAATTTTGTGTAGAATATGTAGCCTTAATTCAATTAAGATTCCCATCATCTTCAATTTATGCTATAGGTGATGTTGAACAAACTCCATCTATGATGGTTGAGGGTTGTACCACATTTAAGGAATTGGGTGTTATTAATAATCTTTGGGATGTCTATAAAATACCTCAGGATATAACTAAATTGTTAAATAACAAACATAAATTCTATATGCGTTCGCATTCTGATGTAGAACAAGGATTAAAGTTTTGTAGAACACCTTTAGATGATATTTATAAGAACAATCCAAAACAAAAATTTATCTGTTTTAACAACTCAACATGTCTAAATTTGCGTGCCAAGAAATTAAATGCTTCGACTATAACAACATATACTGGTAGTCGTGATCATACTGTCTTTTTTGTTGTTGATGGAGCCGCTGTTTCGTCGCAACTATTAAATAAACCTGCTTATATATACACAGCTATGACACGTGCAACACATCAATTGGTTTTATATGGAGAAGACTCCCAAATTATTAAGCAATATTATCATATCATAGGTACTGGAATCACTGCACTACAAGAGATTAATGGTGCTTTATTGTTAAGTGATAGGAAAGGCGAAGTTCAGCAATTATCTGAGATATCTGATGTTTCTAGTGTTGTTGCTGGTATTATCCCTTCTAGTGACATTGTTACTACAAATGTTTCATCTGATGTTGCTTCAACATTTATAGATGATGTCGTAAAACCGGTCAACAATCCAGGTGGTTTTTTAAATATACAAAAGACTGATGTACCTACTTTAGAAAGTGGAGGATTTTCTACTACAATAGACGCCATAATGGAAGGTCCCAAGCCAACTAAGGTTTATATGATATCTGAGCACAATAATTTTGTAAAACAACAATTGAGTTCATCAACTTTACAAACAATTCAAACAATGGTTAAAAGTATGGTAAAAAAAATAAAATTATCAACAATCAACAAGCTAGGATAATGAAGACTGATCTTGTTAATGGATTATTAAAATCAATTAAAAGCAGTGGGTTCACGAGTCTATTAAATCGATTGAAACAAAATTCATATAAATTGAATGACCATACAGCTGACTATTTGATCGGCCTTCAAAAGAAAATAGGTAACAATCCTTCCATCATCGATGATATAAATGATGAATTTGATCCTTTTAGATCTGCTTTGTCTTTTTTTAATAAGAGACAAACTAAATGGGTTCCAGAAGATGGTTACGATATGAGTGATAAGGTCGGTCAGGGGGTTGCTGCTATGGAAAAGAAGATGAATGTTATTTTTTCGTGTTATGCGCGATATATATTAACTGAGATTCGTGAAATTGCAAAAGAGAATGGTGCTAAACTTATTTTAGCCACACACGATGATGAATCTATAATATCCGATGAATATATGAAATTACGTAGCGTGTGCGCCGATGATAAGCAATGGGTATGTAATGATTTTTCTGAGTGGGATTCTACTTTCCGTTCACCTTTTGTTAATATGATGTCTGATTTAATCTTAGCTTGTGGTTGTCCTAAAATGATAGTTGACATATTTGTTGGCTTGAGAATTAAATGGGTTATGAGATTCAATAAAAACGGAGAAAAGACCAAATTGTATGGTAATGAGAAACAATTTTCGGGAAATCCTTTCACTATATGTGAAAACACTATTTGTAATATGGCCTTAACTAACGCATTGTTAGATATTAAAGATGAACAAATGGCTCTGTTTAAAGGCGATGACTCTGCAATTTATTGTGGTGGTGCTAGTGTTTCTCCTCGTGGTATGCAGATTTTACAACTAACTGGTCATATTATGAAATTACATACTTGGCCTGTTGGTGAGTTTGCTGGATGGGTTCTAACTGATAAAGGCATCTTTCCTGATGTTGTAAGATATGCTAGTAAATTTTTAGGTAATCGTTATCGAGACGTAAAACATTTTGAAGAATATAAGACTAGTCTTTGGACCCGTTTATCATCTGTTAAGAATCAACAACAAGCCATAGCTGGTTCTTTCGCTTTAACCTATTTTTATCCACAATTAAATGTTGATGCTATTTATTCGCTCTTTTCATTTATCAAAAATAGTAATAAAATACAATTTGCTGACTTATTCGAAACGAATCAAGAACCTTTAATGAGTCAATACTAGATCTTCTACCTACACTAGTTTTATCATATTTTTAATTTTAATTCATTTAAAATTAAATTAATTTTTATTTTATTTTATTTTATTTTATTTTATTTTATTTTAATTTTATTTTTATTCATTGCTAGAATGTCACAACAAGAAAATCCTGTTGATGTTGATATGTTTACAAAACTCCAGACTGAGACTGAAGTTCAAAATGCTCCTGAGTTTGCTAAAAATGAGTCTGCTGCATTTGTTCGTAAGTGTTTACATCCACCTAGTGCTATTGCAAACTATAATGGTTTGCCTACAAATGACACCAGATCGCAAGTTTGCGTTGAATGGCGTAATATTTCTATATTGAAGACACCACTTGTCGTTGTTTCTGACAAATTAGCTGCATATACTGGCAATAGTTTGGATTATGCGCTCTTGGTACCAACTGGAGCTCGTGTCAACTCTATTGGTTTTGTATATGACCCATCTGTTTCACAGATGTATCAAGATGGTAATGGTGTTGATATACAAGAAAATTATGATTTTAACGATTGGTCAGACGATGCTAATTTGTACCGTCCAGCTTATAAGAGTGTTACTACCTATTTGAATGCTACTGCATTTAATAATACTGGTATGGTTGTTGCTTCTCAATTTAATCCATCATTACTATTTTCAGGAACAGCTTCTGAATTATTAGAAACTAAACCATCCATATATTATAAGATAATAGCTCAAAAGATCAAACTCGGACAAATTAAAGTACTTAATACTTTGAATAGAGAACAAGCAATTAACTGGGATAAGATTCCTAACTACCATCGTGTGGAATTATTAAAACATCTTGGGTTGAATGCTAATGTTTCTCTTGATATGGGACCTGATTTTAACATACAAATAATCAATTTAGGTAAATTAGGAACTGCTGGAACTGAACCTTCTGGTACTTCTACTGATATTTCCGTCCCAACTCCTAGTCAAATATTAGCTTATTCTGCCCGTTCATATGGTGGAAAAGCACAGGAAGGTACTTTTACTGTGAATCGTTTAAACACTATTGCTCCAGCATGGTTGCCAGCCTCTCGTGCGGGTACAACATCTGATTTAGCTACATTATATGAATGTTGGTATGCGTCTTATTCAACTGATGCATCAGGTCATTTCGTTCAATATAATGATAATGCAACTATTGGTACTGCCGTTGCATCTCTAAAGCCATTATATGATACTCTATGGTCATCTGATATGACATGGACTTGGATTCGCTACCAAGGATTAACTGTTAATCCTATTTTTGGCACTGCTATGACTACCAACACACAATTGTTGATCAAAAAGTATTATTGTGGCTTTGAAATTCAACCTTCACCAATGAGTGCATGGGCTGGAATGAACCGTCTTAGCTCTAAACCTGATTTAGGTGCTATGCAGGGTCTTATGGATGCTTATTTTAATTTGAAAGACGCTTTCCCGGCTCATTATAATAGTTGGGGTGTTATTGGTCAATTAGCAATGAGTGCATTGAAAGATATTGGATCGCAGTTGTTGAGTGGTTTTTTAGGAAATGGTAAACAAACCGAAAAAGCTGCTGAAGAAGTCGAGGGGAAGCCAACTAAAGCTATTAAAGCTAGAAAATCAAAGGCTTCTAGAAGAGAACAAATTATTAGGGCAGCTCCTCGCAGAACAAGAGTTTTGTCAACAAAGAAACAACCTGCAACAAAAGGCGAATACAAATCATTATCTGATCGATTCACATCCTTGGAAAAACAACTTAAATCAATGTCAATCAAACCTAATAATAGATCTGGAGGAAGATCTAATAATAATAAGTCTAAACCACGAAAATGATCGACATCAATAAGATCAATCGTTCGATTCGTATTATTAATGATAGATTTGGTATCATTACTAATATCAATCCTAGCAATATTATTTTATATACAAATTTTATTTATGATTTTGAATTATATAGATTAACACAACATTTAGCTATTCCTTTATATATAGAATCTTTTAAAGTGATTGATAATAGATATTTGGTTGTGAACTGCAACATGATGTTTAGATTTGATTCAATTAATGAAGCTGCTTCATATGATTCTATCACGTCTTCTATCGTGTTGTATATTAAGCAGCCTTTTTCTTATATCAATTATATTAAGAGTTTCTTTTAGTATTTATTTTTAACTTTAAAACTACCCGAGGTTATAGTCAGTATCAACTATAATAAATATGGTATAAAACTAAAAATTTGACTTATTAATAAATAAATACATAGTCTTGTAATGACTTTAACTACAGTGTGTGCACTGGGCCACACTTATTTTTC